CCCCCGATCTCCCCCCGACCATATTTCTAAAGTTACCTTAGTTTTTTTATTAACTAACTAATGGTTTCTCAACATGACTGAACAACTACTTCTATCAGAAAAATGCTTAGCAAGGAAATGGGGAATTTCTCATAAAACTTTGCAAAGGTGGCGTTGGCTCAAAACGGGCCCTGCCTACATCAAAATTGGTGGCCGTATCAGATATAGCACCGATTCAATCAAGGAGTATGAAGATAGCAATCTTCATCAAGCTCCTACTCCTCCAACTTCTCCAATATCAACTTCAATTGCGCAAAAATCATGAATAACACGATAACCATAGATTCTGCTCGTAATATCCCAATTGGGCAATTATCCGAGCTACCAATAGCAACTTTAGTTTCTTTGCAAAGAGATGCTAATGATCATCTTGATAAAGCCAAGAGATTAAAAGATTGGCTAGATTCTGCCATATCTCTTAAATATCAAAATAAAGCGACTCAAACCAGAGAAATTAACGACAAAGTAACTGGCACAATCCATTTTAATGATGGCAATTTTAAGGTTACTTCGATTATTGCCAAAAAAGTTGATTGGGATCAATCAAAACTTAAAAAGGCAATTTCTCAAATCAGGGAACATGGCGACAATCCTTACGAATATGTTACTGCTACTTATAAAGTTTCAGAAACAAAATTCACTGCTTGGCCAGAACATATCAAGAAATTCTTTAGACCTGCCAGAATCCTAAAAACAGGCAAAGAAACCTTCAAAATTGAAGAAATTAAGGAGGTTGGCCATGAGTAAATTACCAATAATTAGCGCCGATGAGCGTTTAAAAGAAAATCGTGGCATAAAGGGCTGCATTTTCGGCAAAAGTGGAATTGGCAAAACCTCACTTCTTTGGACTCTAGACCCAAAAACAACTCTCTTTTTTGATCTTGAAGCTGGTGATCTGGCTGTTGAAGGATGGTCTGGTGATACAATTCGCCCCAAGACCTGGGAGGAATGTTGTGATTTTGCAGTATTTATTGGTGGGCCAAATCCTGCACTAAGACCAGAGCAAAAGTTCTCTCAAGCACATTTCGATGCAGTTTGTCAAAAGTTCGGCGATCCAAAATCTTTGGATAAATATCAAACCATCTTCATCGATTCAATTACTGTAGCTGGTCGCCTTTGCTTTCAATATTGCCAAGGTCAACCAGAAGGCATTTCTGATAAAACAGGTAAAGCTGATACTAGAGGAGCTTATGGCCTACATGGTCGTGAGATGATAGCTTGGCTTACTCACCTACAACATACTAGAAGCAAAAATATTTGGTTTGTCGGCATTTTGGATGAAAAGCTCGATGACTTCAATCGCAAATATTTCCAGCCTCAAATTGAAGGATCAAAGACTGGTTTAGAACTACCGGGCATTGTCGATCAGGTCATAACCATGACCCAAATTACCCCTGAAGAAGGTGAATCTTACAGAGCATTTATTTGTCAAACGCTCAACCCTTATGGCTATCCAGCAAAAGACAGATCAAGGCGACTAGAAGTAATTGAAGAACCTCATTTAGGTAAGCTAATGACCAAAATTAAGTCAGAAGCAAAGCCAATCAATGAACATCTTCAATACAGTAATTTCAATAATATTAACTCTAAATAATAAATAACTATGTGGAACGATTTTAATAATTCAGATAATCAACAATCTTTTGACGTAATCCCTAACAACACTCTAGCTAAGGTTAGAATGCAAATCAGACCAGGCGGTTATGACGATGCAAATCAAGGCTGGAATGGTGGATACGCAACTAAAAATGATAATACAGGTTCAATCTATCTTTCTTGTGAATTTGTGGTTTTGGAGGGTGAATTTGCCAGAAGAAAAATTTGGAGCTTAATTGGACTTCATTCTAATAAAGGTCCTGAATGGGCAAATATTGGAAGATCATTTATCAAAGCAATTCTTAACTCATCAAAAGGATTTAAAGAATCTGATGTTAGCGAGGCTGCACAAAATGCCAGAAGAATCAAAGGTCTTGCTGATCTTGATGGCATTGAATTTTTAGCTAAAATCACAGTTGCTCAGGATCAAAATGGTAATGACAAAAATGAGATCAAATTTGCCATAACCCCTGATCATAAGGATTATGCCAAATTGATGGGAAATATTTCTCATCAATCTCAGCAGAGTAAACCTACCCAAACTCAGCAGCCAAATAATAATCGTCCTGCTTGGGCGCAGTAATCATTCAATATTTTTTAGGGATATCAAATGATACTAAGACCAAGACAGGAGGAGTTTGTAAAAAAGAGTGTTGCCGCACTTCAAGAACATGGCAACACTCTTGGCATAGCTCCAACAGGAGCGGGAAAAACGATTCTGTTTGCTGCTGTTACCGGAAAAATCATAAATAAGAAGCAAAAGGCATTAATTCTTGCTCATAGGGACGAATTAACTTCGCAGAATCAAAGCAAGTTCCTGCGAGTTAATCCTGACATTTCTACATCAATTTTTGATGCTAAAGAGAAGTCTTTTGATGGTCAGGCAGTTTTTGCCATGGTTCAAACTCTTTGTAGGCAAAATAATTTAGCAGAAATTCCTAAAATTGATTTTTTGGTTATTGATGAGGCGCATCATTCAACATCCGATTCTTACCAAAGGATTATCACTCAAATAAAAAAGATAAATCCAAATCTTCTAATTTATGGCGTAACTGCAACGCCAAATAGGAGCGATAAGAAAAACCTATCTGGCGTTTTCTCTAATGTTGCTGATCAGATCAGAATTTCAGAATTAATTGCATCAGGTCACTTAGTACCACCAAAAACCTATATTATTGATGTTGGCACTAGGGAAGATTTAGGCAAAGTCAAAAAGACTGCCGGTGATTTTGACATGAGTGAGGTGGAAAAAATCATGAACAAATCACCTATCACTGATGCGGTTTTTAGCAAATGGCAGCAATATGCAAGCAACAGAAAAACAGTAATATTTTGTTCTACTGTTAAGCATGCAATTTCTGTAGCAGAAGCCTTTAATAATAATGGCGTTAAAACTTCTCTAATTCATGGCGGATTAAATGATAATGAACGCAAAATTGCTTTAGCAGAATATGAAAAAGGAAATGCCCAAGTCATTGTAAATGTATCAGTTCTAACTGAAGGCTGGGATTATCAACCAACCTCATGCGTTATTCTACTTCGTCCCTCATCATTTAAATCTACCATGATTCAAATGATTGGCAGAGGGCTTCGAGTAATTGATCCTGAGATTCATCCTAACATCACCAAAGAAAATTGCATAATTTTAGATTTTGGAACTTCCTCACTTACTCATGGCTGTTTAGAAGTTGATGCCAATCTTGAGACACGAAAGAAATCAGAAAATAAGAAAAAACAAAATAATCAAAAAAGCTGTTTTGAATGCAATGCTCTTATCCCATCAGCTTCAAAAGAATGTCCATTATGCGGTACTGATTTATCAGTAAGTGAGGAAGAGACAAAATCAGAATTAACCGATTTTGAGATGACTGAAATTGATCTGCTAACCAAAAGATCAAATTTCAAATGGTGTGATTTATTTGATGATGGCTCTTCTTTCATGGCATCTGGCTTTAACGCTTTTGCTGGAGTCTTTTTCTTAAATGATAGTTGGAATGCCATTGGCGGTAGCGAGGTTTTTGGCATTAAGATAATTGCCAAAGGATCAAAGCAAATATGTCTGGCTAAAGCTGATGATTTTTTAAATGAATATGAAACTTACGAGAATGCCTATAAATCCAAGAAATGGTTAAATGAGCCAGCCTCAGTAAAGCAACTAAACCTACTTCCTAACATCTACAGAACTGATTTTGGCATCACCAAATATAAGACTGCCAATCTTCTTAAATTCCACTTCAACAAGTCAGCAATAAAGAGCCTGCTTCTAGATCAACCTCAAATCAGTAATGCCTTATGAGAGTTTGTGAAATTTGTTACAGGCAGGCACAAGGCTTTGGATTTATTCCACCACCACTTCGTGCAGGAGATCCAAGGAATAAGAAGCAGAGAAAGCATTTTTGCTCAAGGCTCTGTCAGGAAATTTTTTATCAATATTTTAAGTCAAACAACATGATCGATTTAACAAAAGCAGAAAAAGATTCAATTGAATCAGCATTAAAACCACTTGGTGAATATGTAGCAGAAATTGGGATGAACAGACCAGTTTCTGATTACTCCAGAGAAGAAGTTCTTTGTTTGATTGAAGTGGCAGTTACCGCCTATCAGGACTCTATGAGGCAAAAGGAAGAAGGTTCAAATTTAATGGAGGATTTGCCATGCTAGATTTTAATCATAAGCCCAAATTATCAGAAAAAATATCAATATTAATTGATAATTCTCTTACTCAAGAAAATGAAAAACAAGAACCTAGAAATTATCTTGGAGCATCAAGATTAGGAGTTAGTTGTTCTCGTGCTTTGCAATTTGAATATACCAACACGCCAAAAGATGAGGATCAAAATTTTACAGGCAAGACACTGCGGATATTTCAGGCAGGACATGTTTTTGAAGAGCTAGCAATTAAATGGCTAAGACAAGCAGGATTTGATTTAGTCACGGAAAAGAAAGATGGCTCTCAATTTGGATTTTCTGCTCTAAATGGCAAAATAAAAGGTCATGTTGATGGCGTGATTATTGATGTGCCCAAGGAATTAAAATCTGATTTAAATCTAACATTTCCAATGCTCTGGGAATGTAAATCACTGAATAACAAATCATTTAACGATACAGTCAAAAAAGGCTTAGCAGTCTCAAAGCCAATTTATGCAGCGCAAATTGCTATCTACCAAGCTTATATGGAAAGCAACATTGATGGCATATCAAAAAACCCAACTCTCTTTACAGCAATTAATAAGGATACAGCAGAGCTTTATTTTGAACTAATCAAATTTGATCAGGCTCTTGCTCAAAAATTAAGTGATAAAGCAGTCAGAATAATCACCTCCGTGCAAGCAGGAGAATTACTCCCTCGAATATCATCTGATTCATCCTATTTTGAATGCAAATTCTGCCCATGGCAGGAGCGTTGTTTTAATCTGAAATTTTAATGAATATGGATAATTTTTTAGATTTTAATAGCGCAAATAATCAGGGGAAGATCTCAAAGCAAATTGATATAGAAGAAATTCGAAGATCACTGCTTCATAGAATAAATGAGGTTTTAAGCCATCTCCTGCCCCAAGGATATATTCAAAATCATTGTTATTATGCAGGCGATGTAGAAGGAGGTAAAGGTAAAAGCTTAGTTGTTCAGCTTCAAGGAAATAAACAAGGTTGCTGGCATGATTTTGCAACTAACCAAGGCGGTGATCTTCTAAATCTTTGGTCTGAAGTCAAGGGATATGGCAAAAGTGAATTTCCAAAATTACTCGCTGAGATTAACGATTGGCTTGGTAATTCTTCAATCAATTCAACTATCTGGAAAAACCAGCCAGTTCAAAAATCACCCCCAATTGATACTCTTGGCAAGCCTTCAAAAAGTTGGAATTATTTTGATCAAAATAATCGTCTATCAGCAGTTGTTTATCGATATGATAATGAGGGTGGCAAACAATTTAGAATCTGGGATGTAAAAAATAAAAAATCTCAAGCGCCAAAGATAAGACCGCTTTACAATATTCCAGGAATTATCTCTTCCAAAAAGGTCATCATCGTTGA